GATGGCTGGGGCGCCATCCCACTTCACCGTCACATTAACGCTGGATTTTACATTTCCAGCGAGCATATCTCTTAGGGACTGCAGGAAGTTAATTGCTCCCCGCGTTCCCACTATACCACTATTTAGAACCTCATCTTCTAGGTGTTCTAAATGTAAATTCTTTTCTTCTGTAAGGAATCCGTCAAATGTGAACATTTATTGAGCCTTCAAGTGTGATGCAGACCAAGAAGATTCAGATTTTCCATATAACAACATACCTAATGCAACTTGATGTAGTTTCTCCTTACTACCTTTCTTTATACCCGCAAATAGTGCTCCCAATCTAATAGTTTGAAATCTTACTGAAACTCTTGTTTGCATTCCTGTTTCATCAATTTTATTTTTGTGAGCATATTCTGCAACATAATCTAAAAATTCCTTACCAATGTCTGTTCGCTTGGTGCCCGGTTTATCTACAAGTTTATTATAATTTTCTAGCTTTCCTTTTCCATACTCCATTATATCAGAATCCCTTAATTTCGGCCATTCTCGTTGTATAATTTTAAATGCCTTTTCTCCTTCTTTAGTAAATATATACTTCCCAACATTTTTTCTTGTATATTTTAATGCTTCTTTAACAAGTATACCCTTAACAGCTTCTACTCTTGATACATATGTCCTTTTCCCTCCCATAAGAAAATCTAAATATTTTAAATATACCTTACCTTGAGCAGCTAGTCCTTTCTTCACTTGAGCTTCTCCTCGAATAGTTGAAGTTGCTTTAGCATCAAATACTCTATACGTTACAGAATATCCCTCTAAAAACGTACCTTCATATTCCGCAGGTACGTTTTGAGCAAATAAATCACCAAACTTTAGATCAAAATCTGTAACCTCATACGCTGGGCGTTTTTTCTTATTGATATGACTAATTTTTCCTGTTCCGAGTTTTAATGAGACTCCTATGACACCTCTTTTATTATCTATTGAATCTAATAAATAATTATTTAATTCCGCTAGAGTACCCCATTTTGTCTGACTTGCAGGAGCTGGAACATCCTCATATTCCAACCAAACATCGGCGGGATTCCATTTATCTTTATCAAATGTTTGATCTGGTACTGCGAGAGGAAATAAACTCTTTGCTATTGCAGTAATGTCCAAGTTTGATCTATCTTTTAACAATCTTGCTGGAGCTTCTTTGTCTTTCGCGAAATTGTTACATTGTTTCATGTGAGAGTCTACCCAGCCCGCTGGATCTGGTTTCTCAGGGGTTGGGGCTCCATTCTTTTCCATCCATTGTATTAATCCTATTGCATCAGTATCCTTTAATGCTGAACCTTTTGCTCCAAATACTCTTTGATATACCATCGGTATCAACATTGTTTCTTTAAGGGCATCCCAATCTTTTATAGTTTTATCATAAAAATATGCTGATAGAACTAGTAACCATGAAACTTCTTGTTCAGCTGTCTGTTTAGATCCTCTTCCTTTTACTTCTCCGGCTAATGTAACACTATAAGCTACACCTTCCCAATCAAAGTTAAATATGGTATTAGTACGGCTCTTAATATTTGGAGGCGGTATAGCCGTTACTTTATCTACTCCATCAAATGTTGATTTAATCAAATTAGAGAAATCTGCATTAGATAGTTTATCGCCAAGATTAAAAACTCTTGGTTCAGTCCTTTTTGAATGTTTACCAACTACACCAGTTGCAACCAACTTATCGTGTATTGTACTATTCGCAATCTCTTCCGCTAAATAGTGTTGATATCCTATAAATGTCTTCATTTTACTCCAAAAAAAGGTTACAGCATTCTCCGAATATTTATACTCAACCAACTCTAGGGGGCTCTGGTTCAAACTCTGGTTTTGATAGGTTTTTTTTGACTATTTCTGTAAAAACTTCTTTTTCAAGAAGACGCCAACCCATCATACTATCTGGATCATTTATAGGTACAGATAATAGATCACCAAATTGGTCTTCCATTATGTACATTAATTCGTTTTTGTGGGTGTGAGAACTATCTGTAATCAACATACAATGTAGCATTACACCTAATTCTGGATATATGTAGTATCCGCCGACCTCAAAGTCTTGGATATATTGTGGGGGGTTTTGGGGGGATTCTTTTTCTTTTTCTTCGCGATAATCTGAAAGATTTATTACGTTATTCTGTTTCACCTGTGACCTGTAATGGAAATTCGTTTTCTTTTGCGGCTGTTAATACTTCCCATATTTTTTGTTCTGCAATTTGATAATCATACACTCCGGCAACTGCAGATCCCAGCTTATGAACTGCAAGGGTAAGAGATTGAGCATCAATTTCTGTTCTGTTGAAAAACTCCATTAGTGACCAAGTAACAAATTCCATTGGTGTATAATTATCATTATGATAAATTACCTTATATCTTCGTGGAGGCTTTAACTTTTTAGTCTTCTTTACTGTATCAGAGCCACTAGTAGAATCAGTACGTTCAATAACTGTAGTAGTATCTTTCATATTTGTTTTCTATTCATAGTCAAATCCTGCGAAATCTTGTTTCTTAAATTTCCCACCAGTTGCTATGTCAAAAGATGGTGTATCATCAGTTTTTTGACCAGTATCTACCAATTCCTCTTGTGCTGCTTGAGATACATCAAATAATCTCATTTTTGAGCGGTCAATACCTATTACAAATTTACGATTTACTGTAGGATCATTATATCTATTTTTTAACTGTTTTACTAATATTTGTCCAACTTCTTCCATTTGCTCAGTAGATATAATTGCAAACATAAGATCTGCAGTTGCAGGTAACCCGAAACTCTCTGAAGTATCTTCCAACCCGACATCAGTATTTGAATACCCTGCTCTAGTGGTTTGGGTCGCAGAGAGAATAGGAAGTTTATTTTCCACAGCAAGACCGCGGAGTTCTTCCGCAATTGATTTGATAAGCGTGTAAGAATTGACATTAGACCCTGTTTTTATTCTGGAAGATGTACAAATATTAAGATAATCTACAAATATAATGTTTGGAACAAATGACCGTTTAAGATTCAATTCATTCAACAATGCACGAAAATGATTGACATTTGCAGCTGCGGTTGGATATTCTTTAATTATTAGTTTTCCTTTTGTAGTCTTACTTAAATTATTTATTTTCTTATCATAGAGGTCTTTTGGTAGACTGTGAAGATCATCTATAGAAATATCTAGAAGGTTTGCATCAATCCTTTCAGCAATCTTTTCTTCAGCCATCTCAAGAGTGATATAAAGTACATTTTGATTTTGTGTAAGACAAGAAGATGCAACATGACACATGAATAAAGATTTACCTACACCAGTACCAGCAAGACAAATGTTTAATGTTTTCTGTGGAAGACCGCCTTTGGTAATTCTGTTAAAGTAGTCGAGATCAAATGGAATCCTCTCTTCAATCCTATGATAATAATCAAACCGATCAGAACTGTCATCAATATAGTCATGACCAACATGAGGATCAAAAGAAACAGCAAGAGCATCGGAAAGAATGTCAGGAATTGCACCCTTGTCTGCTGTTGATTTGGGATTGTCGAGTATTGATATTGATTCGACAACTGCGTTGTAGATTGCTTTGTCTTGACAAAACTTTTCAGTTGAGTCCAATAGCCATGAGAGGTCTGAGAATTCTTGGTCATCTTTACCAATCTCATTGATAAGGTTTACAGACTCTTTGAAATCTTCTTCTGTGATTTTTGCTTCACTTAATTCAATATTAAGAGCCTCTTTATTTGGGAGAGAATTATATTTTAGTATAAAATTATTTATCTGATTGTAGATAATTTTATCAGAATTTTCAGTAAAATATTCATCATTTAAAAATGGTAATACCTTTCTTGCATAATCCTCATTCTGTAACAGATTCTTTAATATTGTTGTCTCTATTTTCATCATTACCTATATGTTCTTCTTCTATTATTTCTAAAATCGCTTTACCTAATTTTTCTTCAAATATTTTACCCTGTTCATCGGTTATGACTCTTTCGCCAATATCAGATGGTGATGTTATTATATCATAACCATACTGGCATGTCAAGGTGCCATCATCATTCAGAGTTGGGTCTGTTTTAAAGTCTTTGTATTTAACTACAACATGACAAAACGGGCCCTGTATAATTTGAATACAGAGACTATTATCATTGGGGTCTTCTGGATTGGGGATAAGAATATACCAAGTATCTCTAAGTTTTGGAACGTGAGCTTTTGGGGAAAGATCAGGCATCGGAGGTATCTCTTCTACCGACATTAGATATATCTCTGTCACCTTTGAGTTTGGCATCAGGGCCACCTGCTGTATCTATTTTTAAAGATTGTTCAAATTGTCTTCTAGGAAAAGGTTCTTTCGTATGGGTATGTGTCCATTTACTTGCTTCTGGGCATACCAAATTGAAAGATACTGCCCGTCTAATACCTGGCCCAAAGAACGGAGATGCAGAATGTTTTAACCATGCAGGAAAAATGAGAAATTTTCCCACTTCTGGAATTACCATATCATTTCCTTTTGGTCTAATAGTATTATATGGATTTACATCTACATATCCATTTTCTGCATGATGAAAATTTAAAGATCCCTCTTCATTTACTTCTGAAACTTGTGGTGGAACTTTTAAATAAAATACACCAGACATCAAACCAAAATGACTGTGAGTTGGATTATAATCATTTTCTTCGGAATCTGTTGCCCAAATCTGCTGAATTTCTAGATTAATTTTAGCTGGGTCAACTTCCATGTTATGTAATCCCGAATTACATAAATAACCTCTACCCATAGACATAATAAAATCTGACATTTCTTTAGGTAACATTTCTTTGGGTAATAAAAGTTGTTTTCCCTTAACTCGTCTAAATGCGTTTTCATGATATAATTCATCATAATGATTTTCGTAAAGACCATCTATAGTCTCATTCATTAGATCAATCAATTCTTTACGCATATTTGCAGTTGCAGCGTAATTATATCTTTGATAAAATGCTACATCAGTTTCATAATCAGCCATTATCTTCTCCTGTTTCAATTTCTTCTGATTGTAAGGCCTTCCAATCTCCACCACCATCTTCGTGTTTAAAATTCACTTTCGCTGGTAAAGATGTTTTCACTTTTGGTAGAGAAAGTTTTTTCTTAGTAGACACCAATAGATTATCATCTCGCACTTCTTCTTCCAAAATCCAAAGTACCATCTCTCGTTGTTCCGCGTTCCA